GCAAATACTTATCATGCAGCGGGTGATGGTACGGGTAACTCAAGCCTTGCCGTTGGTACAATCGCATCAGGCTGTACTACAGTAACTACGAAACATACAATCGGTAAAGAATTGTTTTACCCAAAAGCAGAAACCTCAACTGAAACACTTGATGCTTATCCAGAGACAGGATTCATACCTGAATACATATTCTGGCATGTTATAGCATTAGGTGATGGCGGAGTGACTCAAGCGAGTAGGGATACCCCTTTAAGCATGACAATCTCAGCAAGACCAGTATCTGCCTTTAAAGATATTTAGGCAAACTATGCGGGAATTCTATGACAGCAACAAAGGTTGAAACTTAGAAGAAGTGATGCCGCACTTCCACCCTGTTAAGGGTGGCGGAGTGTATTTTATATTTGAAAAATTAAAAAATGCACGGAGAAATTTGGAAATGTTCCATATGTTCCAACTATTTAAATATATATATATAGTAATTTTTTGTGTTATTCCAGGATTTATCCGCCAAAAATTACTGGTTTTTTTCTTTCTATAATTTATAATGAGTTGTTCTAATTCAGCTTTAGCGACTTGGGACATTCGGTACAACGAGGATACCTTTGAAACTACAAATGATTTATTTGATACGTTAAAAGGTATAGCAAAACACTATGTCTTTCAACTCGAAGAGGGTGATAGTGGTTATAAACATTATCAAGGAAGAATATCTTTAATTAAAAAAAGGAGAAGACAAGAAAAACATTTATTGTTAAAACTATTTAAAGACAAACCACCTAATTATCTTGAACCAACAAGTAATCCCGAACATTTGAAGGGTGAAGCGTTTTATTGTATGAAAGAAGATACACGTGTTGAAGGACCTTGGACTGATAAGGACGAGGTTATGCCCCTGACAGCACAAATGAAAATCTTCAATACATTTATTTTACGTCCGTATCAACAATCTTTAAAGGACATGGCAGTAAAATTCGATATGAGAAAAATAGATTTGATTTATGATCCGAATGGAAACATAGGCAAATCGCTATTCTCTGAATACCTGGAGTACAACGGATTAGCTGAAGAGGTTCCACCTTTTCGGTTAATGGACGATATTTTTCAGTGGGTCGCTACGAGACCAATTAAAAAGTGCTATATAGTAGATATGCCAAGAGGTATGAAAAAAGATAAGTTAGGTGACTTTTATTCAGGTATTGAAATAATTAAGAATGGAGTGGCATACGACAAAAGATATAATGCAAAAAAGATTAGATTCGATAGACCCAGAATATTTGTATTTACAAATGCATTACCAGAGTTTAGCCTAATGAGTAGAGACAGATGGAACGTCTGGATGGTGGACGAAGATTTTAATTTAGAGAAAAAAACAGAAAAAGAGATGATTTCGGTAGAAGTTGCCAAAGAATTATTATATTTTAATAATATATAATGGCGTTTACAAAGAAACGAGGCATGCGTAAAACGGGGACTCGCAAACGGCGGGCAACAAAATCAGGACTTAACAAAGTTGAGAAAAAACAAGTAACTACTTTAGCCAAAAAAGCCGTCTTACAGATGGCAGAGAATAAGTATTTTAACACAAATTCTTCAGTTAACGCGGAACAAGTTAACGCAGCATGGAGAGTTGCATCAAACTATGCTGATATTGGCGTATGGGGTTACTCAACAGGATACAACAGACAATCAAATCCGGGGAATGAGAATGAGACGATGAAATACGGAGTGTCAACTGCGGACGGTAGTGATGTATCCTTAACCAATTTAAAAATGAATCAAGTATTTCTTTCTAATAATACGAACCAAGATTTAAGGTCATTTGTTATAGAGGGACAATCTATTCGTCCTGGTTATAATGAATGCAAATGGTTTTTAAATCATATATCCGTAAATTCATCATCTGATGAAACCAAAGCTCTTAATTATAGAGTCAGATGTGTAAGGGTACGACCCCGTGCAATTAAGGGGTCATGGCAAGATATCGACCCACAGTTCGATTTATTTGTCGATCAGTTTAATCAGCCATTTGGGATAGCTTCGTTGGATGCCGCAGGCACTTCAGCGTTATTTACCCGAGAACAGTTTCATTTAGCAAAAACTAACAGTAGAAGATATAATGTTATATCAGATAAATTCTACACTATCGCACCAGCAAATACTTATCATGCAGCGGGTGATGGTACGGGTAACTCAAGCCTTGCCGTTGGTACAATCGCATCAGGCTGTACTACAGTAACT